CTTAATAATTCTTGATCTATTACTTGAACGAAGGTTCTGAGACTATCCTCGTCTCCTAACAAGCCTCCGTTTACATTAATGGTTACATTTCCACCTATTCCACCACCAGAGTCATCTAAGGGGACTACAGCCTCATCCATACCGCCTTCACCGATTGTCGCATTAATTCCACCTGGTGTTGCTCTTACGATTCCACCATCCTCCATTTTAGGCCCTTGAATCGCGGTTGCAGCAATAGCAGCTACATTTGTATAACCAGCCGCGTAAGTTGCAGCTTGCAGTGGTGGGCCTCCGACAATAAGTGCTTTAGATGCAGCAAGGTTTGTATTTACAATTGCTCCAGCAAGCGCAGCGGCTTTTTGCAGTATAAAAGATATTTTTGATTCTCTTCCAGCAATCGCCGAAACAAGGTTGGCCGTGCTACTCAGCATTGTAACTCTCATTGTTGACCATGCTCTTTCGTTTTGGAGTCGTTGGGTTTGAGTTAATAGGTCTTGTTTAGTTACAATATCATTATGTTTTTTTTCAACCATTGCTTCTTTTTTGAGCAATAATTCTCTTTGTTTTATTTTATTCTTTTCTGCACCAATTTCTTGATTAATTGCGGCTATTTGTGCGGCATATTTTTGATCTGTCATGGCCTGTTGATGTACGGCTTGACGTAATAACTCTTCTTCATTTGTTGCTTCAAGGGTTGCTATTTTTGTCTCTAAATCAAGTGCAGCGGCTTCTGCGTCTTTTTGTCTTTTTGTTTCTCTTGCCTGTGCGTCTTGTGCATCTTCTCTTGCCTGTGCAGTTTTTTGCATCTCCAATATATTATCAATATGTGCCTGCAAATCAACCCTATCTTGGTTTAATACCGACTTTGACACCATGCCGCCCATACTTACTTTTGTAATATATTTTGGTAAGGTTGCCAACTCGGTTTGCATTGCCTTTAATCGTTCAGTTATTTTTTTAACCGAGTTTGAAGAACCATCAGCTTGTTTTTCTATATTAGTCTGTAAAAAATTGCCAATATCTTCAATTTGTTTCATTACTAAATTAGCAACTAATAAAATCCCTTTAAATGCTGGTATAAGATAGGTTCCTACTGCAATTGCGGCATTAGTCATTCCTGTTTTAAATTGTGCCCACATATCGACAACGGAATCGCCCGTCTCGCCGGCTGCTTTCACGTTGGCATTTCCTAACGCTATTGCTTTATTAATAAAGGCTTGTTTTCTTTCCGCTTCACTTAATGATTCAACCGTTCTGTTTAAACTTCTAGCATATTCGGCTTGTGCTTTTTCTGCATTAATTACGATACCTAGATTGTCTAACATTAACTTAGAACCACGACCCAAACCAGTTACAATGGAATTGAGCATAAATTCCATACTTTGACCGGTTGCCTTTGCGGATGATCTAGCGATATTTAACATATCACCAAATTTTTCAACTGGTAGACCTAAAAGCATAGCTTGATTGGCCTGCTTCATTAAATCCATATCGGAAATAGTGCCTTTGGACAACTTTTTCATTTGGGCAAGCATTGCTTCTGAATCCTCGCCTTGTGATCTTGCCATATTTCTAAAAGCTGCCTCGACTTCTTTGAATTTACCAGCTTCTAATGCTAGTTTACCTATGGCCGCCGTAACTACACCGACTAAAGCAGCGACTACAGTCAAACCAAGAGCGGCTTTTTTAATTGCAGCAAAACCCTTCTTAACGGCTGATAATGATTTCGTCCCTACTGTCTTTATTTTTAATAGAAGTGTGGCTTCTTCTTTTGCCATTTAAACCTTCCTTAGTTTCTTGGCTTGATCTGCTTCTCTTTTAATACCGTTGTTTAAAACCAGAATATTAAATTGTAATTCATCAATATCTAGTTTTAAAACTTCACTTGGTAATTGTCCATACCTCTTGCAAATATGGTCTATATCTTCGGCATGTTTTTTTGCAACTTTATAAGTTTGCGCAGTTTTTTTTTACCGTAAGTAAAATTTATTATCTCACTATATAGCAATTCTGGTAGAATCGGATTATGGAATATGTCATCAACAAAAATCTGTTCACCACAATCCTTATTTCTTGTCAATATGGGTTTTACAACCCCTGCCATAAAGACATCTCTATAATGTTCTTTAACTTTATTGATTGACTTAACAGCATCCGGCTCTTTACCAGTTTTATAATTTTCATAAGTTCCAAGCATTACTTTTGACCCATTAAGGTAATCTAAGATATCAATCTTTTTAATGTGAAATAAAACACCCTCAATTTTTACCTTGAGAGTGCCTTGTAATACATCTTTAATATCTTTACCAAAAAGTAGTTGCTTGAATCTTTTAAACATATGTTGCCGTGTCGTTAGTAAGTACCGTTTGCAATGCATAACCACCGGCACTTGAGCAATCTTGTAACACTTGAAAGGTTACTTCGCTAGTTAGTATTTCGTCCGGTCCTCCTATCTCTGGGTCTCCGGCATCTGATACATATATCTTAGGCATATTAAATTTAAGACCTTTTTGAACTGCGGAGCCTGTAATCGTACTTCCTAAGAAGTCTAATTGTGCAGATAGTTGAGTCCCGGCTACCATAGCATCAAAAGAAGTGGTTGTGTCGAATCTAACCGTTGCGGTAAATGTAAAAGATGCAATCCCGACCGGTAGCACGTCAAGCGTATCACTTCCAATTCGTCTCGATTCACTATCACCTTTAAGATTATTGTTTACGGCTAAATTTGCGGCTTGTATGTGCCAATATGCTGTGCTGGTAATTGCTGCGAATGTGCTATCAATACTTAACCTTCCACCAACAAAGTTTAGAACCTCTGCACAAGCAAGGGTTAAACCACTCTCAACATCATTAGAGGAGGTTGATAAATCAATTCCCATAAATGATACATTTGTTTTTAATGCCTCATCTATTTCAGTACTAAACCCGATTTCTCCGACCCTTAACCCGTCATATTCAAATATTTTACCAGTAGTTGCAGGCCCTTTTCTAATATTCATCGAAAGGCTGGTATATGAATTATCCATATTGCCAATTTCAAAAGTATGTTCAAAGGCAAGGCCACCAATAGTCTCGCCCGTTGCGGTTGCGCTTGTAATTGACCCACCCATTGCATTTTCTAATATAAAGGCATGAGCATCAACATCCGGACGGAAATAATATTCAAGTTCCCCCTCAATTACTTTACCGGTCGGGATTCTTCCGTTATATGTGCGGCTTCTTGATAATTCTTCTAATATCTTACCTTCTTTAGTAAGTTTCATGTTTGCACTAATACAATCAATTGCCGAAGTACAAGTCACATGTGTCCCTAAAGCCTTTTCACGGCCAATTGCTACATAACTCTCTGTACTTACTAACGCTCCTTGTCCTATACTCATTTTAAATCCCCCTAAACGGTTCTTAAGAAATTATAAGTATGTTGTTTACTTACACACTCAATATTATTATTAATAATCATTAGCCTTTTTTGTATATCGGCTTTTTCTAAAATCATTTTCTTTATAGTCTTGCTATGTCCTGTATTATAATTATATATCATTTGCTCTTTTAAATCACCCGTATATTTAGATGATAAAATACTATTTTTGGTACAATTAACCACTGGAAGGTTAAACGCTGCAATATAGGTGTATAACCACTTAGCAGAAAAAAATAAATTAGTTGAAGTGTAACAATCATCCCCTGCAATATCTCTTATATACTCATGACGCATATAATTATCTTTACCATCACCCAAATCATCAAAAGAGTAATATTTTCCATCTCTCCAACAATAATCATATCCAATTAATAGAATTTTATCATATCCAAAATAATTACGAGGCTTTTCATTGTCACATTGAGTTAAAAAAACCACCATTTCGTTACTAACATTCGTTGCCGCCGCCACTATATTTTTACAGCCACTTATCGAACTAAATTCTTTTTCTGATTCAATTACATCCTTATTTACAAAGAAATATACATCTTTCCAATTGCCTTGCTTTGTCCATTCAGGGTTGCCACATACATTCATAAATAATGTTGTGTTTTTAAGCTTGTCTTTCCACGGCTTGAGGTATTTCTCATAAGACACGTTGGCATCACATACCATTACATAAGTGGGAATGATCCCGTTGTCTAAACAGTGGCCTAATACCTTATCACATACTAATACATCAACTTTTTTCTGTTGTTTTTTAATTACTTCTAAATTTTCTTGAAATGATCGTCCATTTGCTATGCATAAAATAGCTTTGCCAAGTCCGGAAGCGGTAAAGTCTTTTAAATCTTTCATCTCATATTTAGAATGGTTCGTCGCATGTTCACGCCATTGCTTACACCATTGATTATAGGCTGATTTACTTTGACTTAATACTTCCTCGTGATTCATGCTTACTCCCTATTAGGTTCGCTTGTATTTTGTGAATATAAGCTCGTTTTCGTATAATCCGAGATCCATCACATCATTCCACACCCCATTAAAGGATGAGAAATATTGTAAGGCCCCGTACTTATCGATTCTATAGAGATAATTGTCTGATATTGTTTCATAAACGTCAACCGTTCCTAGTTGATGCAGATAATACAATTTTACCTTTCTTCTTTTTGGTTTCATTAATAATTTACCTTTACTTCAAAGTCCATAATAGCAACTCTGTAATGTGTTTGCTCGTCAAGACTTAAGTTATGATATGTTATACCCGTGGGTTTCTGTGTTAATACAGTACCCTCTAAAGTGTCATTAGCTCTTAATATTAGCTCGATATTTTCCATTAATTTCTCAACATCATCATCGGCGGCATCTTCTTGAAATGAATCAACCGTGCTATTCCAGAACATACCAGCTATTTTAAACGATATATTTGATTGTCTCATTCCGTTTAACTGATTCTTGCATATTGTCTTTAATTCAACATCCTTACTATCAAGCCATATTGTTATGCATGGAATGATTGATGCTTGCATTGAAAATAAGTTTGGATTAAGCTTTAATACTTGGTTTATTCTAGTTGTTAAGCCATTTGACAGATCAATGGGAGATCCAGCAACATTATTATTATTATCTAATATCTCTTTTATTTTGCTCTTAATTCCATCTATGTCTATGACTGATCCCATCTTATTTCCTATTTCTTAATCATAAATTGAAGTGTTTGCTTGCCGATCTTCTTCATTGCTACATTTGAAAGCCACATAAACGATCTTCTTGGCAGCTTTTTTCTGGTTCCGTCGTCATTATCGTGTGCATATGCATAAGGAAAGTTTTTTCCGGTTTTGGCATTATTAAACCATAATAAACCTTCTGATACCTTTCTAACATTGCCACCACTTTTAATTGGTGTTACTTTTTGTCTCAACATACCGCTGTCTTGAAGCTTCTTATTGCCACCTTTACCGATCTTGGCCATATGCGTTTGATATATATCACTCCAAGCTTTCCATTTGCCATTAGGCCCTTGTTCTTTTTCAAAATGGTCTATTATGTCGGCATAAACAAGCGCAGACAATAAACCGACATACTTATTATCTTTAATATTAATATCATTTACTTTACTAGCTGTTTTTTCTATAAATTTAGTTATTCTTGTATCTTTAAATGTGGCTTGAACATCAACCTTGGCCATTTAGTCCCTCTCGTCTGCTATATCTTGCAATTTATCAGAATCAACCTTCCAATTTTCAGGGGCATCCTCATTAAATGTCGGTGTATAATCAGACGTACTGCATTTAATAGACCATGCTGTATTGGGCTTTTCAGGAAGTATGCTTCCGGCCGTATCTACTAGATGCATCTTATATTCTCGCACATCTTCCATGTTTTCTCGTACACCCTTAATAAGAGATCGGCCACGGACAATGCTATCCTTGCCACCGCGACTCATAAAGACCCACATCTTACCAGCCGACCATGATTTACACCATGAGCACACTAAAGGAGGTACATTTGTATAAAATGAGGACGTATCATATCTCTTTGACATATATTTGTTGATTTCGTTCTCAGCCATATCAATACATTCGGTTGCGAGTGAAGTCGTAGCAGTATCAAAGTTAACCCCATACATTAAAGTTTGTAATGACGTTGTAGTACAATAAGTCCCCATATTTTTTACCTCTAATTTACTCTAAATTTTCCAGCTTTCTTTAATTTTTTATACTCATCTGGTCTTTTTTTAGTGCTAAATTCATAAGTTGAATATTTATCACCCAACTCATTAATTTTTATCTTGCATACCTTGTGGCCGTTAAGAATGTAATACTCCTCGATGATGTTCTTTTTTTGTTGCCTTACTATTTCTTCAGCTTCTTCAATTCTTAAGTTGTGCTTAAGCTTGATGTTTACCGAGTCATCTTCGATAAGCTCATCTTTCTTTTTTCCTCTTGCCATTTGTCATCTCCTTAAAAGAGGGGGGCATTTACCCCCCATTATTTTAGTTTGTACCTCGAACTAAATAACCACATAAAGAGGCTACTATTTTCGGTTGATAGTACATGTTTACTTCAATTGCTTCCGCTTCTCTTTCATCATCCATCCATCTCTTAACTGAAGGTGCGCGTTTTTGAAAGATATAACCGGCTGAAGGTGCCAATCGTGATGCGCTATTAGGCTTATAACCTACAAATACATTATTATTCCAAATAGGAGCAATACTAGCAGTCACACCAGGTGCAGAGCTATCAAGTACAGCATTTCCAGTTAGAATTTCATCAAGATCAAACAAGCCTTTCATAATTTCAACTGTCATATCTCTTGAAGTGTATTTTACCCTATCTAATAAAGACACATGGTTCTTAGCAGCAACCAAAGATAGTCTTGGAATGATTGCAAACTTAGGAACATGACCCGAAGCAAAAATAATCGATGTTGCGGCGGTGTCCATAGTTGGAATTGGGTTAGTTGTTAATGTATTTGATGTCCACGCAGCCGCCAAAGACACATTTAAACTCCAAGAAGTAGTTGTAAAAAGATCAGCAACTTGCTTTTCTCTTCTTAGCATTATCTTGTCGGTTAGATATTCAGTGGTATCAGCCCTAAGTGAGCCGGCTTCATAATCATCTTCTTTTTCAATTGCGATATAGTCCTTTAGACCGTGCTTTTGTAGAACATAGCTTGCTGTCGAAACTTCAAAGCTAGATTCGTTTGACTTTGCTCCTTCCGCTCTTATTGTTTCGGGAAGTCTAAAATCTCTTTCAAAAACTCTGTATTTATCGCTGGTACTAGATACTGACACAGGTGGAAACACCTTATCAGCAATAAAATCCTTATTAGAATACTTTACTGCAACATTAGTGAGTAATTTATCCTCTTTAATCGTACTTCTCAATGGCATAATTTACTCCTTATAATATTGCAACCTGTCCAGGCTGAATTAATATTTCTGCAATTGTTCCGGTCGCTGCAACAGCATCACCAAGTAACACACCGGCAAAATAAGACGTGCCCGTTGCTGCTACAAATGGTATTGCTTGACCAGCGGAATTAAATCCGATTAGTCCTGCGGCTGAAACTGTATCATTAAAATATACTTTGGCTCTTTCACCTACCATAGCAACTGGAATGGCTTGATTGGTGTCTAAAACTGTGTCTAACGTAACTCCAACAGGCATGTCAGTGATTGCAGTAGTATATGCAACTGTATCGGCTGCACTTACATAAACAATTCTGTTAGCTATAAGAGTTGTTGCAACCTTAAAAGATTGAACATTCTTTCCCATTATAATCCTCCTTGATTATTTCTAATTATTACTTTTTCTGAGGTTCCTCTTTTTTAACCTCTTCTTTTTTCTCTTCTTCTACGGGTTTATCGTCCTTGACTTCTTCTTCAACGACTGGTTCCGCAGCTTCAGACAAAATTGCTTTATATGCATCTTTAAACGATAAATCATTCTCTTTTGCATACTTATTTACTTTTTCAATCATCTCTTCTTGAGGATCTTTAGTAACTTCGGGTTTAAGCGCATCGGAATTTTCTGTGAAATTAACCTTTGCGGCTTCTACACTAAGTTTTAACAACTCCTGTAGAACGTCTAATTTAGAAAGTGTTTTTTCTTCTAGTTTATACTCTTTCTTCTCTTCACCAAGAATAAGTTTAGCATATACTTGCATACCTGGAGTAATTAGCTCACACGCATTTACATCTCTTTCAAGTTCTGCTTCTTTCTTAGCCTCTTCAATTGCGAAAAGCTCTTTATCGGTCTTTTCTTTTTCTTCTGTCATTGTTCCAACAGTTTCTTGCAATTTAGTAGCCTCTTCTTCTTTTACTGCCAAGGCAGCTTTACTTTCTTCAAGCTCTTTTTCAAGTGCTTCCATTTTCTCATTCATTTCCTCGCCTCCCTTGACGTTAGTTGAATAAATTTTCTTTTCACCGTTATTTTCTTCATAGACTTTCAATTCGTCTAAGCTAATGCCATATAATGCTAATATATCATCCAAATTTGATACGGCTGGCATATCAGAACCCAATAAAGCCACGGCACTTAGAAACTTAGGGTATTTTTTACCGTTTAGCGTGATATTCCAATATATTTCGGATGATACCTTTCTATAAGCCTTATTTTTAAGCAATTCAAATATCTTTGCCGGGATGTCAACGAAATCAGCTAATAATTTCTCGCCTTGTCTGTAGATATTACCAATCCATCCGGCCGCTGGTAAGCCATCATTTTGTAATAACGACTGATCGCTGCTATGACCTAACTTTAGATATGGCCTGATCTTATCCTTATTTTCATTATATGCTTCAACCATATCATCAAGGTCTTTTGATGTGTATTTATCACCGTTCCACTCTCCAACAGCGAAAACCTCAACACCTTCTATTTTATTTAATTCAGATGGCACTTATAAGCTCCTTTAGTATCAAATAATAATCAATAATCCCTTGCTTAATAGGATTACACAAATATATAAAACTTGCAAACTGAATACTTGCAAGGATAATAATTGGTGACTTTGGATATTTATATTTTTTATATCCCCTAATCAATTTTCGATGGGCTTTGATTTTATTGTCTCTTTTTTGTATTTTATTGGTGACTTCTTTCTTTTTTTCTTTATTCATTTCAACAATTCGACCTTTTTTGTCTAATGCCCAAAATGAAGGAGATACACCCTTAACATATTCAAGACTAGGCCCATATAAAAGCGTCCCTTGCTTATTAAGTGCCTCAATGTTGGGTGGATTCTTGTAAATCTTTGCCCCGTAATCAGTAATTAATACATATCTATCTTTCATTAAACACCCTTGCTTTGTTGTTCGCATGATCCAGGTGCATCTATTAATTTACTTGTCATTCAAAATCCCCATTAGTATCAAACCCATCAAATCTTTGCCCAACACTTATACCATTTACAAACTCATCCGCTTCTGGATCACTGTTATACATTGAATGATGACTATAATAGGTACATGTTTGACCGGCATCTGTCCCAAATGGGTTATTTGAAGCAGTACCACCGTTAAAAATATTAGATCCCCATATCTTAATAGGATTGATTACCCCACCATCGAAGTAAATGGCTGGATTAGTGGCATTTGATATTAATTTACTGTGTTTAATCTTAATTTTTGGTAATGCTGAATTAACTCTCAAACAATGATTATTTGCTGAATTACCATTTATTACTGAATGGTCTATGTCAATTTCTGTATTTGCTGCACCATCTATTACGTTGACCCTTCCGTTTATCTCCGTGCCAGAATCTATAATTAATGAACAATTAGTCCCGTCAACGTCGATATTTCCGTCAATATTTATCCCTTCAAGTCTTAACCTCGCATCATCATTTAATTCAAAGGCTGTAGAAGCTACTGCACCGTTAAGCTTATAGGTTGCATTGCCATCAAAAGTAACATCAATATCTTCAATAACTAAAGAAGATGGTAAAGACCAATCTTTTCTTAAATTTATTACTGCGGCATCATCTGTTGGTGCTATGCCCCTCAAAGCATCGGCCGGAGATCCATACATATCATTATTTCCACCCACATACTTAATATTTCTTGTGTGCCTAAACGATCCCGTTTGACTAAGGCTATAAATACCAATTTTCATTGAATTACCAACAAACAAGGCACCACTAACCACATTTGTACCGGTTACGTCAATGTCAGAGCTTATAATATTTAAAAATTGGTTTGATGAAAATTCTACCTGATTATTCGGAGTACATGCCATTTTAAATGTTGGGTTAGCAACAGTAAAAAAGTCACTTCCGACGACTCTTACAACTCCGACTTGACCAGCACCGTTATTATCGCTTATTCTTACGGCTCCGCCAAATAACCCAACAACACTTGACTTAATAATACTAAAAAATCCGACGGCGGTTGTGGTTGCTATACCTTTAGATTCTAAAGTTACAATCCCATATACTACGCTTCCTTGCAGTGTTACGGTAGCATCTTCTGTTGATACATATAGGCCACCAAGCACCGTAGATCCACCCTGTATATTGATGGTTGTTGAAATATTTCCAGTGCTGCTTACATTTACGGCCGCTAAATCGCAAGCCGAAGCACGAAAGCTAATAGCACTAGTTATAGTGCTGGTTGTTACCATTCCATTCGCAACACAACCTTTAAGGCTTAGATTGCCCCTAGTAATATCTATACATCTAGTTCCAGGATCATCTGGAAGTGCTTTAAATGTTATATTACTGACTTCGGTTGATGTGAAGCTCGAATCAACACTTACGACGGTTGCTGATTGTCCAATTGTTACCAATGCCGACGAATCACCATCTAAGTTTACGCCACTTGTTAATACTATATTCTCTAAATACTCACCCGGACTAATTTTAACAACATCCCCAGCACTTCCACTATCAATCGCATCCTGAATAAGGTTAAATTCAGAAGATGTCCCAACAGGTCTTAAGCTTGTGGCCAAGTTTTGCGCTGGTGCATTATGTCCGCGAGCAAAGGTGTTATTCAATCCATAAAATAAGTATGTTGCTCCACCTAAATTATTAAAAATGCCATATGTTGGTTCTGTATTAGATGTATTATATAAAAATGCACAACTTATGACGGCTCCACTAGTGGCTTGAGCATCAACCCTGACACTATAATAATCAGTACCTAAATAATTGCCACCACCTTGAAAAACACAGTAATAAACTGCAAAAGATCCAGTACTTCCTGATACTGCGGCGTGACCAGTGGTATTGGTTACCGAACAGTTATTCGCAAACAAAGAAGCATCATTTGAAGTGGTTAATATCGGACTTGTTATAGATGTTCCACTTATATGGGTGTCATATGCATAGGTAGTGCCGCCCTCAATGCTTACAATCCCATCAATTATGCAATTTAGAAAATATATAAGGTTAAATGCGCCCCCACCTATCTTTAAAATCTTATAAGTGTTGCCCGTTGAGTGTCTTAGATTACACCTTAGAAACATCATAAAGGTATTTTCTTCTATTGATATTTCGCTTCCATCGTCAAGATTACCAAAGAACGTACAGTCCCAAAACCTTATAAAATCAGTCATTAATGATGGTGATGCAACACTCATGAGCCTATTTGTGGTTGTTGCCCTAATAGCACAGCCATAAAATGATATCCCAGTTGCTCCCCCATTTATGTCAACAACATCCCCGGCATTTTCGATAAAAACAGTTTCGGCCGAATCACCGATTATACTCATAAAGCTATTAGTAACCCCAGAAAAGGTTAATTGTTCGTCATAAACCCCGGGGCCTACTTTAATGACCCATTTTAATGTATTTGTAGGACTTTGAGTAATGGCATATGTAATGGCGGTTTGTATTGTGCTAAAAAATCGTGAATCTGTATTATCTGTGTATGAAGGTGATACCCAACACGTCCTTGCTGGCACTAAACCATTAATTGCATCGGCATCAACACTGAAATCAATAGTATCAGTTGCGGCATTTCCAGTAATATCAACGGAGCCATCTGAGCTGGTCATCGTTAGAGTATCTTCGGGACTATCTGCAACGGGTGAAGTTCCTAAATCAGTCTGAATTGTATCAAAGCTATTATAATGATAAACAGCGTCGAATTTTCCCGTAAAAGGATTAAGATGATATCTCAATTTTACTCCAAACTAAAGGTTTTCTTGGCATTAACTAATTCAACCTTTGCACTTGTTTCATATGTTAATAAAACAACTCCAACAGTAACCCCTACTAGTAAATAAGAAAATTCGTCGGCTGTGTTTGTCGGATGAGTGACTGCAACCTCATCATGTTCCTTGCCAAAGTAAACAATATTTTGCCCACCTATTCCGGCACCCTTATACATGTAATCATTATAACTCATTATATTCGTTCCTTATTGCCTTATCTAATTTTGATTCTATTCTGTCTAATCTATTGCATAACATCTCAAAAACGTCCTTATTAACAAAGCTCGAATTGATATATGCAAAACTAGTAAGTGAGTAGATTAATATAGTCACAACAATCGTCAAAAATAGTATTACATTCTTACTCATTTTTTACCAAACCCCTTGCCGGCTTTTTCATCTATAAACTGGTCTAATGATGTGTCTTTAGGAAATCTTTTATCAGGTGTAAATTCTTCAAATATTGTTATTGGTATTAATACCGATCTGCAATTAAAATGCATTGGTGGAATTGGTTGCTCTCCTGCTTTAAACTTCTTACCATGTAATCCGCTGCATATTTCCGACGTTCTACCGTCTAGTATTGCGCTATATTGATAGCCATCTACGGCACCGGTTGACTCAAAGTAAGATACTCGACCCTTATTAAACATTTCAGTCGTTTTAGTTCGTGCATATCGGTCAATTGATACCTGCATTGCTCCTTTAATCTCTGTGCCTAATGTTGCTATTACACTCGACACTGGGCGACCGTCCTTAATAGCAGCAATTATCTCTAATCTGGTTTTTTGGTCTATTGCATACTTAAAATCGGCAACATAATCAAATACTTCACTCTCTATTATTTCTAAGAAAGCGGCATCGGTTAAAGGCTCGGCAAAGTTGTTTTTTCTAACTTCATTCTGTGCAGTGACTATACCCTCACCCCAAACGTCCTTAAGATTGCTTAGAATTATCTTATTTATCGCTTTTAAGCTGCTTACCTTGAGCTTATCTATCTTGGCAATATTTCCAGTTTCAATAATACGCTTCTTTCTTATTTGCTCACCCAAATCATCGAACATTAGATCAAGAATTACATTAGTTTGATTTACCACCTTATTAGTGGTGGATTCTAGTGTCGTATTAACCTTATTAAAATCAACTTTCTTGTGATAGTCGCCTTTTGGTGTCTTATAGGCATAATTTTGAGTGTTCTTTACTGGATCTTCTTTATTTACCTCGTCTTGGTTTTCGGGTACTTCTTTTTTACCATCCATTTCGGGCTTGTCAGCGTCCCCAAATTGAGGAGGGACAAGTGCTTCGGCTTCTTCAATTTCGCCTTGTGGGAAGTTTAAAATGGCTCTGAGGTGGTTTATTTCCTCGTCATTAGGTCTAAATATTCTACTCTTAACGGCTTCAATCCATAATCTGGCGTATTCCTTAACATCTTTTTGACCAATTTCTTTAAACTTAAATCTTGGTGGGAAGTCTATATCACCATAATTATATAATACTATTGGTTTAATAATTTCTTGGTTAATTAGTCTTTCAAGTACACCCTTTTTTCTTGCTATGTGTTTGAAAAAGATTTCCATCTGATTTTCACCTAATGAGAATGATCCCCCACTAGTCTCAGATCCAGAAAAGCCTAATAAGTCAGGCAATAGCAAAGATCGACCTATAAACATGTTAAACATATCTATGGCCTTACGAAATGCCTCGCCATTATTTCCCGATTCGAGAAATTCCAGGTCGATTCCCTTCGGAAATACTAAATTAGTCTTAGCTTGAAAAGATTTTAGGCATGAGCTTAATTCGTCGGCTGTGCCATCGGGTGCGTTGGCATCATATTTGGCCACTGGAATAGGTGATGCCGATTTCTCTAAGAATATACCTAAATATCTTATAATCTGTGTTTTAGTGAAATATGCTGCATATGCTGGTCTTAAATCTGATTCGCCATATGGGTTTTGGAATCTTCTATTATTAATAAAGTGAATTATGCTTTTAGGATTGACATCAATGCTCTTATTATAGACTCTTTGCTCATATTTAGTAATGTTACCCTTTGGATCTTGATGGAATAACCACGGACCCGGATGTCTGGTAATTAAATTACCTAATTCGATCTTACCATCTAGCTTTTTGGCAAATATCTTCTCTGATATCGAGAATCCATACTCATAACCAGTAAGTATCTGCTCGATCATTTCATCAAATGAATATGGCAAATCGTTAATTAAATCTGATTCTATCTCTTGTGCCATTTCTTCTGTTGACTCATCTCCTGCACCTATTTCCCATCCAGAACCAAGAATTAAGTCCTTTTTGAGCTTCATTGATGAGCTCACTTGATCATCTTTCATCATCTCATCATATCGATCATATTCATTACGCTTGTATAAATCATCTGCATTATAAGGCTCTTCTTGAGAGTCATCATAATAAGAAGAAAGCCTTTCGGTCTTTTCTTGCATGTTTAAATACATTTTATCGATGGGGTTAGTCTTACTATAAGAACTAATATACCTTTTATTCGGTCCTAAAACTGTGTTTGCCAATCCTTGGCTCCCGGTTTTGAATTTATCGTATATACTTACTTATATCATTATATATCTTACTTACAGAATTTTCAACCACCATTTTTACTGCAATGCATGAGGCTATAAAAGCATCATCGTGCTTGTTGGCGGCTGCCTCTATTTTTCCCTCGTTGTTCACAAGTGTTAAACATTCGTTTAGTAAATCTTTATCATTTATCTGTACAGTTCGATTCTCGATTCCTTCGATTAGTGTATCAATCATTAATGGACGGGTTATTTTATCAGTTAACCAGCCCAATCTATCTTTGGTATATGAATATATATTCGCATATCTTATATGCTCACTTAATTCTAATAGTACAGCATGACCGTGATTATTTCTCTCAACTCCAAGCAATGGATATACTCGACTAGCATGTTGATATCGTTTACAAAGCTCATTTATCTTATGTGCAAAATCATGCGGTTTATATTGTCCTCTTAATTGGGCGCATTGTTGAAAATGTGAGTCGTATATCGTGGCGACTGAATAATCACCCCCAACACCCTCAGAGACATCAACGCCACACACATATAAGCCATCTTTTTCATATTGGTGGTATATTTTCAAGCCATCCTTGTCATATAAAGGATTAGGGGCATCGTGCATAAGCTCCTTAATCGTTCCCAAATCAATGGCTGGATTACCGGAAGATAAAAAACATGTTTGGTCATCTTCTGGATATTCTTGTCCGAATAACTCTTTAAGTTCTGATTGTTTTAATCTTCGATAAGCCAATTGTTCTTTTGATATGGTGATATTATACATTTTCTTAGCTTTCTTAATAAACTCCTGCTCATCCTCCGATAAAAGCATTGGTTCGGCTTCAATCTGGTATTCGTCATGCATAAACCAAGGAAAAAACATGTTTTCGTATGGTGAATCTGAGGCAATCCACATATCATAATAGAATGACCCTAATCCATTAGGTGTTGTTTCAATTGATACTATGCCATCTAGTGGAACAGCTTGAAGGGTTGCAATTAACTTAGATTTCTCCTTAAAAAAGGCTAATTCTGAAACATGAAGCCAATTAATAGTATCACCGCGAGATTCAAGATCGCAATAAATACGGCTATTAATATCGGGAAAATACATCTCATATTTAGACCCCTTACCCCTATCTAATCGAGGTCGTAAGTTCTCAGGCATAAACTCATATGCCCTCCTAACTATTCTAAACAGCTTCTTAATACTATCCTGTTCATGTGCTAATATAACGCAAGTTTGATTACGATTCCAGATACAATGGTCAAACATTCGGATTATTTCACCCGTTGAGACACCAAATTGACGTGCTTTAAGTATGTTCTTTCGTTTAGATGTACTGTCAGATATGAGCTTTTGAATACAATTTTGCTTAAACTTAACCTTCTCAGATTGTTTGTTTACGATATAGTATAGGTGATTAACCCTCCATAGAGGGTCTAACATGTTGTGGTTCATATAAATATAATTACATTAATTTATGATTGTGGCAAATCTCTATACTTTAAATCTTCAATTTTGCTTACCAACTCATCATAGTCAATTCTTGGTATAAATGCATAATTCTCAGCTTGCAATGTGACCCCACCGTTTTTTTCCCATTTTATACTTAGTTTGTATCTACTATCTTCACTATCTCCCATTATTAAGCACCCATTAAGATACGACTTACCTTCTTTTTTGTACTTTTTTACAAGACTTTTTGAGCTTTCCATATACTGAATTGGCCTATCTTCTTTAAATATCTCGTCATGTCTATCTGAGTATTTCTTATCACTCCCTACCTTTAACTTATCAGTTCCCATTATCACTCCAATGTTTCAAAAAATGCTTTTATATCACTAATCATGTTCTTTAGTCTAATATTATCCTCTTTAAGTTGGCGGTTTTCTTTTTTAAGTTCGAGAATATGTGCCATAGTTTCAGTATCAATAACAATGTCTTTTGACATTATCCCTCCCATTCGATTTTTATGATGTCTACATACTTACGTGCACCAATGCATCTGTGTGAACAAGCATCACCCCTAGTTTTATAAATCGTCTTACTTAACCGACATTGTTCTTCATCTAGCTCATAAATATTAACCCACCCAAACTTTTTTACTTTTGGTTTGGTTGGGGACATTTCATAGTAAGAAAGAGTTTCTCCATCACATTGAACAAAATCACCATCTTCACTCTTGCTTAGACTATCAATTACTTTTGCTTTACCATTTACCCAAACAGTCTGCCCAATTCTTAAATCTTCAATTTTTATATCGCTCATCATTCCTCCCCTGCTAATTTCTCTATTTGCTGCATTATAGTCAAATGACCACTCAAATTTACATCAACCTCATCTTTAACCTTACCCACCATGCGGTTAGTTAGTGACTCAAGACCCTTATAATCACCCTTCTTAACCACTTCAATCATGCACTTGATTATCATTACATCTATTATTGAGGTTTTCTTATTGTTTGCTATTGCTCTCAATTCATCAAGTGTAGCATTTGCGTGCTTATCCAATAGCTCAAGATACCGTATAGTATTAAGCTTTCTAGCCTGTTTTAATTTAGGTGACAAGGCTATTCTCCCACCAGGATTAGGGTTACATCCCTTCTTAAACCTTCCATTCTTATCTCTCTTGTCCATGACTCACTCCATTAAACTACCATTTGTATGGCAATATTTTCTTAACATGTTGCATTATAGCTCACACCCACATTCGGGGCATTGTTTAGTTTTCTTTTCTTTCTTCTCTGCAATTCCCAAATCATCATCGGTAAAGCCGAATTCTACCAAATCACCTATTTCAAAGTTATTCGCCAATAATTCGGTGTCCCATTCCCCGGCAATATTCTTATTCATTCTTATTAATACTGCATCTTCTTCCTTCTTGGTTAGTTTTCTATTTGGGACAAATACGTCTATTTGTTTAACACCTTCTTTTAATGATACAAAATACCTTGCATGGCCTGATAATATAGTCCCATCTTGTTTAATGTTGATAGGTTGTGCCATTCCAATTTGATCTATGGATTCTTTAAGCTCATTTAATCCTTCCTCTGTTATATTACGAGGGTTGTTGGGATGTGGTCTTAGTTCGTGTATAGGTCTTGATTCTAGTTTCCATTTAATCTTTTTCATTTAGTTCCTCTATTCTCTTTAATACTCTTTCAAGCTCTGATTTATCTCTTAATAGGTCCATATATAATACACTTAAAATAAATAATGCAACGATAATTAATACTATAATCATTCTATTAACTCCTTGTCGTGCTTTCTATAAATATAAGTGTTGTCATTTGCAACGACATCAAACATAGATGAATAAGAGAAATTTGCAGTATATCCAACAAATGCATTTAAGTCTTTAGGTAAACACTTGCCGCCAAATCCCCTTAACTTATCAGGACCCGGGACTTGCGTGTGTTGGTCCATATTGAAAAAGTTAGTAATCCCCATTATCTGCTTAACCATGTCAAATGAACATTCGTTCCTTTCGCATGCTTCTTTTATTATATTAAAATAGTTTACCTTTACTGCTGCAAAGCAATTGTGGGCATATTTACCCATAAATGCCTCTTTATTAGATACGATGCTAAATTTCTTATTTGGGAATATATCCATAATGAGGCTAGATAATTCTATTATTAGCATGTTATCTTTGCCGCCTCCAAAAATCATTGGTAGTTTTTCCATATCATCGTTACACGTTTTTTCTGTTAAAAACTCAGGATTAGCATAAATACGTTTATTGTGCTTCTTTGCCATAATATCACATACATCCGGCAATACTGTACTTCTAATAAATATTGGCACATCGGGACATATTCTAATAGATGCTTGTAAGTCCGTTAAGACTTGAGTGGTTACGCCTTCACCATCTTTTATGTTCATTACCGGGACACAAATGAAAACGGCTTTGGCTTCTTGTATAGATCCCCATAAGTCTTTATATGGATCATATTTTAGTAGTTCATGTTTTGTGTGGGTTTTAAACCATGTTGCTAATGTGCCTCCGACCATTCCAAGGCCTATAATTCCAATTTTCATACATTCTCCTTAAACCAATTTACATATTTTTGTATACCTTCTTTAAACTTAAGTACAGGTTCATATCCAAAATCATTATTTATGTCAAATAGATCGGCTTTGGATTGTAAAATATCCCCACTTCTCGCATCCCTCATCGAATATCTTACCGGTAAAGTTCCCATCGCAATATTAATCATTTTACATGCATCCATTAATTCGGTTGATTCACCACACCCAACATCATACACGCTATATTTACCAAGATTTTCTAAATTGTTAATAATTAATTTTATTGCGTGTATGACATTAGATACGTGAGTAAAATCTCTTGATATTTTACCATTGCCATTTACTGTTGTTGGTGCTTTTCTGTGTATTAATTCAGTCCATTTCGGAATTGCTGCAATATTAGGCCCCATTGATTTTTGCCAAGGCCCAAAAACGTTAAAGAATCTTAATCCAACTATGGGCATATTATATAATTCAGAGTATTGCTTTGCCATTTGTTCGTTTATTTGTTTAGAAAGCGCATATGGAGACAACGGATTCCCATTATCCCCATACACTGAACTAGAAGACGCAAAAATGATTGGAGCATATTTGGGTTGTCTTCTAGCTATTTCTAATATATTTATAAAACTATTAATATTATTGTCAAACACTTTCTTTGGATTTTCCATTGAATATGGTACGCATCCAGTGGCGGCAAGATGAATTATTAAATCATAGTCCCTATATGGTACATACTTAGCGGCATCTTTCACTTCAATATCTTTCCAATCATAATATTTGTTCTTTATGTTGTGGTTTGATGCGTTATCAATAGCCGTTATTTTATGTTCACACTTTAAAGCATTGTATAAGTTGGAACCAATAAAGCCGGCGGCCCCTGTAAGTAGAATTTTCATCTGTTCATTCTCCTTGCTTTTTTTACTTTTTCTTTATGATCTTCACTTCTTGATATTTCACTCATTTTTCTTGATGGTTCACATATATAAAGTCTTATTTCTTTTATTGTTGGGATGTCTAATCTATTTACCCAATTTGTCCATGTTCTTTTTGTTATGCCAATATCCAAACAAGCCCGTCCAATCTTTCCACTTGATCTTAATAACCCTTTTATCATGGCATCTTTTGTATATTCATTATTCATATTTAACCAGTGACTTTGCCTTTAGCCCGTTATATGAAAAGTCATTTAAAAATCTCAGGTCAATTACTGTTAATATATCCGTGATCTCATACCCACCACGCTCGGCAATCTGACAAGACATTTCCAAGGTTCCACCAGTTGCTAAGACATCATCAATTATAACGGCTTTCTTTTTAGGTCGCTGATCCTTTGAATACATTTCTATTTTATATGAATCATATTCACTTTTTAATTCACCTTGTATTATTCTAGTATTTGGCTTTTTGGGCAATTTACCCTCTTTTCTAGTCAGTATTAGAGGTATTCTGCAATATTCTGCTAATGCAGAACCAAATATAAAGCCCCTTGCCTCAATTGCGATTATTGCTTGACAATTATCATAATCAAATAATGCTCTTAAATCCCTTGTTACATTTCTTAATCCCTCTGGATCTTCAAGTAATGGGGTAATATCTTTGAACGATACCCCTTTAATGGGGTAATCTTTTACTTCTTCTATTAGTTTTTTATAATTCATTTTATTACTATGTAATATTTTTTTGTATTTTCATCTTGCAGCCATCCATTATTGTCGAGCCATCTCACAACCGGTGGGTATCTATCAACAAATGTCAACTTGCCGATTTTGTGTATTTCTATATGATGTTTCATACATAGAGGCATTAAATTCCATTCATCATCTGTGCCGCCGGACCCTACTGTTTTAAAGTGGTGCCCTTTC